CTAGGTACGGTTCGGTGATATTGTGGCGGTTTTTGTCCTTGCTGGTGGCGGATTCGATCTTGCATCTCTTGTTTAGTTTCATTTTTTTTGTTCTTTTAGGTTAGGTGGCAGTCTCATCAGGCGCGGAATGCCAACCCGCGCGACGCCTCTCGGCGTTTCGACATTAAAGCACGGTGGCGATCCCGGCGATCACGGCACAAGCCGGAATCACGCAAGCCATGCCAAGCCAGGCTCGCCAGCCGACAAGGTAGACCATTGGCAGCGTGGCCAGCGCGCCGATGACAAAGATAAATGCCAGCTTGTCGATGATCAGGGAAATGACCGGATTCATGCTTCCCCCCTTTCCACAAAGCAGAAGGCATAGCCGGTCTGATCCGGCAGCCCACCTCCGACAAGCTCTGTCGGCCATCCATGCCGCTTGCAAAGTTCGGCGGCAGCGGCCCTGTGGACATCCTCTCCGCTCAATCCGTAAGGATATGGGATCGTAATGCACCGCACGCCTTCGGCGGTTGCTTTTACCCTGCTCCCACGTGTGTTGGTTGCTGGTAAATACTTAGTGAGGATTGCTTTCATAGTTAGGTTTGGTTGGGGTTGAACCTCCGGGCAGTTAATGAGTCACCATATGACGCACATCCGAGATGTGCGCCCCCCGGCGCAGAAGGGCCTGCGCCAGCCGGTTGAGCGGCCTCGCCCCGATGTTTTGCGACCTGCTGGTTGCGCTTGCCTCTGGATGGCGGACCATCCATTCGGCCGCCAATGCGGCACGTTCACGGGCGGCGTCCAACGCGCCGCTGCCGTGGAATTCGCCACCACCGAGGATGGCGATGGCACGGGTTTCGGCGAGCGTATCGCCGGTGATGCTCGCCTCTTCGGTGAGATAGTTTCTTTGATGCGTTATTGTCATAATTCAGTTAGGTTAGTGTTGATGCTGCCACTGGCAACGTCGCCACACTAGCGTGCCGGATGCGCTTGGCAAGGGTTTTCTTCACTTTTTCTTCACTTTTCCAAATTCCCCTTGTATTTGCTGGGAAAATAATTGCGCGATTCCCGCAATCCGAGCCATGGACGACCAGCCGACCACCGAAACGCACAAGCCACCAGCCAGGACAAGCGTCACCAGATTGCCCACCGAAACACCGGGACTTGACAGAATATCGGGAGCCTCGCTAAAATCCTCCGGAGGAAAGGATAAGCCATTGACATGGCAACACCGGGAGACTGCCCGCATTAGATTGTGATTGGATGGGTGGATTTGGTTCACTCATTAGATCAACAAGCGACCGTTGCAGCACCCCAGCATAGGCCGTGAGACTAGAGTTGACTTGCCAGGGATTCTCATTTGCTCTCGGTGATTGACCTGGGATATCCATTCGATCCCATTTACCAATTGGACAACGCAAGCGCGTAGCGGTGTGCAGTGGTATATTGTAAGAGCATCGAGCCAATGGCGAGCCGTGCCGAGTTGAGAGTGACTATCCACACTGGATGCGACTCGCCGGCATCACGCATCGTCACACTAGGATCGACTCGACGCGCTCACAAGCATCGCACCAGGCGCACACCGGCTAGCGATGATGATCACTCACCACGCGCACGCGCACACGTCGCACGCTCACACGCCTAGCACACACACACACACTACGACACTAGGGGGGAGGGGGTCGCGACGCAGGCATGGACGAAAGTTTGCATTGATAAACCGGGCAGAGTAAAAGTTTGCAATGGGGGGTATTGACAGGGTGTGGTGTGGTGGTGTATTGGGTTGTGTGTTGGCTGCGGGGAGTGAACTGCGGCTGTGATAACTTACATAGAGAATTATGGCTAGAGGAGATTCGTATCAATTGCAGGGTCAGCAGGGGGGTGTTGTGTTGACTGGGGCGGATAGTGTTACTGGGAGTTTCCGGTGGATACAGGCGATTGAGGACACTGTGTTGTTGTGTGACACTGGTGAGACTGCTGGGAATTTGACGGACATCATTGACTTGGATGGGAAGACGTTGGCTGCTGGGACTGGGTTGGGTGGTAAGTTTACGAAGGTGCAGATTTCGAGTGGGACTGCGGTTGTTTACTCTGACTGACGTATGCCAAGGGGAGAGTCATATTTATTGCAGGGGCAACAGGGTGGTAATGTATTTAACCCATCTAGTGGTGGTGGGGTTGAGGGTAGTTGGAGGGCGATTTTGGCGATTGAGGATTCCCAGATGGGCCTTGGGTTTAATAACATTGATAATCCTAATGTTGGGACTTTTGATTTGAAGGCTGGGCAGGTTTTCATGGGTGCGATTCACTACATTAGTTTAAGCTCTGGGGTAGTGGTTGCGTATCTTGACGATTGATGCTGGATGTTGGTTAAGACGACAGTTGGTGATCGTAGCCTTTCGTGGTTGAAGGGGCAGTTGGGTTTGGTGAATTGGGATGTGGGGTTGCGTAGGCAGCCTCGGGGTCAGATTTACTTTCAGGGGAATACGACTAGCGCGACGATTACCGAGACGTATGTGAAGGTGGACAACACCACGACGTTGGATACGGCGAGTGCGTTGTACTTTGATAGTCCTGGCAACAATGGTAGGTTGACGTATGTGGGCAGTCAGACGAGGTTTTTCAATGTGGTTGCCACCTTGGACGTTAAGCACTCGACTGGGTCATCCGTGCAGGTTTCGATCAAGTTGGGTAAGAATGGTGGTGTGATTGATGCTACGCAGTGCAATGCGACGATCCCGAACAACGGAGTTGGGAAGCTGCACTCGATGTGGATACTGGAGCTTGAAAAAGACGATTATGTTGAAGTATTCTTGGCGACAGCAACCGGAGAGGGGTCTAAATCGTTGATCCCTGTTCGTATGCGGATGCAAGCAACCTGTTTGAGTTAATATGCCAGCGTATGGATCATTTGGTGGATTAGACGATCAGATTCTTACTGATGGTGATGTGGCGTTTGTTGGGATGAACCAGAGGTTGCAGCCAAACCAACTGAAAGCTGGTGAGGTGGTGCTTTCCAAGAATGGGCGGATCGACGGGTATTGGCAACCGAGGAAGGGTCTTGAACTTCGTAGTGGTGCGTTGGCAACGACATCGTTTCCATTGAGGTTGGATTTCTTTGTGATTAATACTGCCAAGACTGTGTCATCTGCAGCTAGGTCTGGTAATTTGGTGACGTTGACATTTTCGTCTGCTCACGGGTTAACTGGTACGGCTTACGCGACGTTGGGTGATGTGAGCGTCTCCACGAATCCGTTAAGTGGCGCGACTCCTGTTGTCCCCGGTGCATACCTAATGACGGCTGCAACAGCGACAACTTTGACATTTGAGAATACTGGCGGGAATGAGTCTCTTACGCCAGACGGGACTTATGGGAAGGTGCAGACGCAGGTTGACGACAAGGCGGTGAGTGCCATTTACGGATCTTGTCTTTATAGCGACCCGACGAACAATGTTGAAGAAAGCATCGTTCTTGCAACCAACTTGGAGGCCAAGCGTGTTGCGTTGAGCGACTACAGCGTGACAAGCATTCCGTACCCGTCAGATGTGGTGATCAGCGAACCAGTTGAACTCATCCAAGCGTTTGACAAGGTGTTTATCTTCCGCGATGGACAACGGGGTCTTGAGTGGATTCCAATTGGGAGACCAATTTCGGCTGGGTCTCTTGCTTCAGGCTCGGTGACCATAACCGTCACGGCACACGGACTGACAACCGGAGACCAAGTGACAATAAGCGGTTTGACTGGTTTTGGAGTTGATACAGACCCCAATGGGTTGCGAACGGTGACAGGGGCACCATCGGCAGATACCTTCACGTTTGCACTCACGTCTCCTAATGTAACTTATAATACGTCCAATGCGACAATGGTGGCATCTGGATTTACAAAGGTTCAAGGAGGCCCGTACACGGCCCCACAATCGTTCTCCATCGAGGCTGGGGATGTCACTGTATCCGATGGGTTGTTGACTGCTGACGTTGGTGTTGGGGGCAACACCACGATCAAGAAGGGTGATTTTGTCACAGTACACTTTACAGAGATCCCGGAGCTTGCCCAACTCCAAGGGAACCGCTACGAGGTGGTAGAGGCAGACGGCCAGTACATCAAGTTCTACGTTCCTGCCGGGGAGTTCACCGGAACGAATACGGACAAGTTCGACTTTAGCGGAAGGTTCTCGCAGGGTGGAGGATTCACCCACCAACCAGCGTTGCCGTGGGCAATTTATTTCCAGCGGAGACTGTGGGGGCCATATTTGTACGAAACCACCGGCTCTGCGGCGTCACCGACGTATGCAAGCAGGGATATTTGGTCAGAGATCGTAGTTTCCGATATTTTGGACTCAAATACGTTTGACCAGATTTACAGCCAGTTCTCGATTACCGCAGGTATTGCAGACTACATTGTGGCGATGCAGCCGTTCTACGACGACAACCTAATGGTTCTCAATCGGAACAGCATCCACCTTATCCGTGGCACACAGGGTACACTAGCGGATACTGTGGTCACCGAGTTAACCCGTGAGATTGGATGCCTTGCTAGAAAGTCCGTGGTGTCCAAGGGGAATGCTACGTTCTTCCTGTCAGATAGCGGCGTTTACGGGGTCGAGTTCATCGACGAATACAACCTTCGCGGAACCCAAGAACCCCTCTCAAAGAACATCCAGCCGTTTATTGACAGGATCAACAACAGTTTGGCTGCAAAAGCTGTTGGTGTGTTTTTCAACAACCGGTATTGGCTGGCGGTTCCATTGGATTCCAGCAAAGGTGCAAACGATGCAACTGGCAACAATGCCGTGCTTATTTTCAACACGTTGAATCAAGCGTGGGAAAGCATCGACACCTACGCAATTCCAGAGTTCAACATCACCAATTTCCACATTGGTCAGTTTGAGGAGCGTAATGCGTTGTATTTGATCAACGAAACTGGAGGAATCCACGAAGTTGACGCCAGAGGACAAGC